GTTGTGAATGTTGTTTTCTAAGAGCGGCGAGGCTGCAGCAAAAAGAAAGGAGCACAGCATGAAACAGATCAAAATCATCAACGGCACCTACGGCTTCAGACCGAACCCTCCGGCCGTCGAGCCTAAAACGCCCGACGACGTGCCCTTCTTCGTGGAGGACGCCGAGGCCGACCGTCTGGTCGCCCTGAAGGTCGCCGTCGTCGTGGAGGGAACAGCAGCACCGGCGGCGGATCCGGCCCAGCAGGATCCCGCGCCTGACGATCAGGGCGCTCTCGTCTACAACGAGGACATGAAGCTCGACGAGCTCAAGGACGTCGCCCGCAGCGTCGGCGCGACCGAGGACGAGCTCAAGAGCCTCCGCTCCAAGAAGGACGTCATCGCTCTGATCGACGAGATCGTGAACGAGGAAGGCGACGCCGACCTCGCCGGCGAGGACTCTGAGGACGCCCCCGACGTCGGCGCTGCCGACCCCGTGTAAGGAGGGCAGCATCATGATCAAGATCATCAAGGGCGTCTACACCACGGAAGCACCGAACGAGGCCGGCATCTACGAAAGCAAGACGCCGGCCTCTGATCCATTCGAGCAGTCACCGGCCAAGGAAGCCGAACTGGTCGAGCTGGGCGCGGCTGAGTACGTGGAAAAGCCCGAGGAAAAGAGCGAGAAGCCTGCGGCAGGCGCGACCGCAGCAAAGCGCAAGAAGGACAAGGAGACCGCCTGTGAGCCTTAAAGATCAGGTCGCCGCAGATCTCGACCGCGTTTTTCTGAACGTGGACGACTTCGCGGAGGAACATCTGATCGAGGGCGTGAGCGTGATCTGCGTGGTCAATGAGGACACCGTGAACAAGATCAAGGACGGCAGGATCGTCGGGCACGTCGAAGCTGACATGATCATCTTCGGCAAGACTGAGCTGCTGCCGGCCGAGCGCGGTCCGGAGTCCATCATCAACGTCGACGGCAAGGAAATGATCGTCGTGAAGTGGGCCGGATCCATGGGCCTCACGGAGATCGCGCTGCGGCAGAACGTCACCATGTAAGGAGGGAACGACATGACAAACACCGAGATCATCGAGAACCTGACCGCATGGGTCGACGAGAACATCTGCAGCAAGGTCCAGCTCAAGACGCCGACGGACAACTCCGTCGGCTCACAGGTCCAGTACGTCAAGCCGGTGGCGTTCGCGCTTTTCGTCCCGGCGAAGGACCGGATCCCGCCCAACGTGGCCGCCCCGATCCCGTCTATCTGCGTGCAGGTAATGGAGGCCAAGGACCACATGACCGAGCACAAGCGGAACATGAAGATCCGCCTCGCGGTCGCGTGCTGGAACCCCGGCACGCAGAGCGGCGAGATCTTCGTCCCTCACCCGGCTGAGGACGCGCCATTCGGCGTGGCCTTCACACAAGGGGCAGCAGAACAGAGCTACGTGAGAAACCTCGACGGCTGGAAGGACCTCTGGAACCTCATGGACGTCGCGCTCCGCGAGATCGAGGGCACCGAGTTCTTCGCCGGCGTCCGTCTGATCAAGGAGCAGGACATCGAGTTCGGTCCCTTCGTCGAGGACGGCGCGATCTGGGACTACTACCCCTACTGGAACGGCTGGATCAGCTTCAACATCGAGGCGGGTCTGGTCACTCGAACCCCTAAATCATATCAAGACCTACTATAAGGTCAGAAGGAGGACAACACCATGGCATACAAGCACGGCGCCTACGGCGAAATCACCAAGAGCAAAGCCGTGGCCGCGGCTCAGGCCGACACCGTACTGGTCTACGTCGGCACCGCCCCGGTCCACCTGATCTCTGGGTATTCCGCCGCCGGCATCATCAACACCCCGGTCCGTCTCCGGAACATGGACGAGGCGAGAGCCACGTTCGGCTACCTCGACGACTGGGACAGCTACACCCTCTGCGAAGCCTTCGCGGAGCACTTCAACAACTCCGTCGCGAACAGCGGCCCGATCTACGTGATCAACGTGCTGGATCCCGACACGCAAAAGGACACGCAGGTCACGCTGAACAATCAGGACCTCTCTGACGGTCCCGTGAAGATCAGCAACGGCCACAACGTGATCCTCGACACCGTCGGCGTGACCGGCAAGGTGAAGGGCACCAACTTCGACGTCTCCTACGACGCCGAGGAGGACGTGGTCGTGATCACCCCGATCACGACCCGATCAAGGTCTCCCTCGTGACCAGCACGACCATCATCGGCGCGGTCAACGCGGACGGCACCTCGACCGGCCTCGCTGCGATCAAGCAGCTCTACCCCAAGTACAACGCGGTCCCGAACCTGATCGCCGTCCCCGGCTGGTCCGACACCCCTGCGGTCTACACCGCGATGGTCGCCGCGTCTCAGAAGATCAACGGCCACTGGGAGGCCTTCGTCATCGCGGACATCCCTGCGAACTCGACGGTCGACACCATCGCGAAGGCGAAAGCATGGCAGACGACCAACGGCTACACCAGCGAGCGCTCGAAGGTCTGCTGGCCCAAGAAGATCGACGGCTCCGGGAAGGTCTACCACCTCTCCACCACCTGCGCGGCGACCATGCTGCGCGTCGACCTGAGCCACGAGTCCGTCCCGATGGAGAGCCCCTCCAATAAGGAGATCATGGCGACCGGTCAGTACTTCGGCGCCGGCGTGAGCAACCCCGGCTACGATCAGGTCGAGGTCAACGACCTGAACGAGGTCGGCATCACCTCGCTCTGCTTCTGGGACGGCCGCTGGGTGCTCTGGGGGCCTCATACTGCTGCCTATAAGTTCGGCACCAGCATGGATCCCCGCGGCATCTTCGACGTCAACTTCAGGATGCTCGAGTTCATCACCAACGGCTTCCTGCGCCGCCGCGGCGTGGAGATCGACGGCCCGATGACCCTCGGCCTGAAGGACAGCATCATCAACGCCGAACAGGAGGAGCTCGATCGTCTCGTCGGTCTGGGCGCCATCATCGGGGACCCCTCCGTGGAGTTCCTCGAGAGCGCGAACAGCACCAACGACATCGTGCAGGGCGACTTCGTGTTCGACATCCAGTTCACGAACACGCCGCCGTTCAAGAGCGGCACCGCTCGCGTCTGCTACACCGACGACGGCTTCGCGGCCTATTTTGGAGGTGAATAATCATGGCATGGATGGACATCAAAGGCGCGGTAGTTGCTGACACCGTCTACTGCGACGGCGCTCTCTGCGCCAAAGACGTGAGCTTTACCCTGCCCGGCCTCAGCTTCCTGAGCGCCGATGTGCAGGCACTCGGCAACATGAGCGTCCCCCTGATCGGACTGCTCGAGAATATGCAGGCGTCGATCACCAAGGTCGGCCTCGACATGGGCTTCAGCAAGATGAACCGGCTGGTCAAGCACACCATCGAGTTCCGCTGGGTCCAGAGCGTCGTCAAGAGCGACGGCAGCGTCTCGCAGGAAGGCTGCAAGGCCTTCATCAGGACCATGCCCGCCTCCACCCCGGACCTCGGCGTGGAGATCGGCAGCGCGTCCGAAATGGAAAGCACCTACAACGTGAGCCGGATGCAGATCTATTGCAACGGCGCCGAGGTGCTCTGCGTCGACCGCCTCGCTCCGACCCTGAAGATCAACGGCGTCGACTACTACAAGCAGATCAGCAGCCTGCTCTAATGCAGGCAACAAGCACGGGAGCCCCGGCCGTCGTCGGTCGGGGCTTTTTGTGCCGGAAAATGAAAGGAGACCACCATGAACAGCATCAAACTGAAGAACCCGATCACCATCAACGGCAAGCAGGTCAAGGAGCTGACCTACGACACCAACGCGATCACCGCCATCGGCTTCGTCGAAGCTGAGGCGAAGCGCAAGACCGCCGCCGGCCGCTCCGTGAACATCACGCCCGCGGTCGAGTTCGACTTCGGCCTGCACCTCTATCTCGGCTTCGCTGCGATCATCGCGGTCAACCCCGAGATCGACTGGTCGGATCTCGAGCGTCTCCATGGCGCGGACGTCGTGGAGGTCACGGGGATCGGCCGAAATTTTATTCTGAAATCGGAGGACGAGGAGTCACCGGCAAGCGAGTCCGCAGAGCCCTCCGGGACTACGCCCGCGTCTACCACACCGGCGTCACAGAGCTCGAAAGAAAAAGCCTGATCGACTTCCTCGTGGAGTACGCGGAAGCCGCTGAACAGCTCAGCGAGGAGCAGGAGCGGCAGAAACAAAAGCAAGGAAACAAGCCGCGGCTATATAAGCCGCAGAAAAGGAGGTGATCGCATTGTCTAAACAGCTTGAGGCCGTCGTCAGCATCGCGGGCAGTCTCTCCCCGAGTCTGGAAAAAAGCACCAAGAGCGCGACTGACAAGCTCGGCGGCCTGAACGACAAAGCGATCGCCGTCGGCGTGGCCGTGGGGGCCGGCGTCATCGCCATCGGCAAGGCCGTCTTTGAGGCCGGCGAGTATCTCGCGGACCTCGGCGGCAAGTTCGACGAGGTCGAGGACACGATCCGGATCGGCACCGGCGCCACCGGCGATGCTCTGGACGGGCTGCTCGACAGCTTCGACAACGTCTACTCCTCCGTCCCGACCACGATGGAGGACGCCTCCAAAGCGATCGCAGACTACAACACACGGCTCGGCCTCACCGGCACGGCCCTCGAGGACATCAGCGTCCAAGCGATCCAAGTCGCCGATATGCTCGGCGAGGATCTCGGCACCGTCATCGAGACCTCCTCGAAGGCCTTCCAAAACTGGGACATCGAGGCCGAGAACATGGGCGACGCCATGGACTACATCTTCAAGGTGAGCCAGAGCACCGGCGTCGGCTTCTCTGATCTCATGGGAACGCTGCAAAGCTCCGGAGCCATCCTGCAGGAGTGCGGGTACAGCTTCGAGGACGCTGCGACGCTCCTCGGGCAGGTCGAGAAGGCCGGCTACGACTCGAGCACGGTCATGACAGCCCTGAACAAGGCCGCGAAGAAGGCAGCAGCCGACGGCTTCACGAATATCAACGAGGGAATAGACTCGTACATTGACGCCATCCTGAACGCAGAGAGCTCGACGGAGGCGTACAACATCGCCTGCGAGGTGTTCGGAACCAAAGGCGCGGCCACCATGGTCGAGGCGGTCGAGTCCGGAGCGCTATCCCTCGAGGATCTCGAGGCAGAGCTGAAGGCGTCCAGCGAAACGATCGGAGGAGCCGCAGAGGACACCTACGACTTCGCGGAAATGCTGCAGCTACTCAAACAGAAGGGCGAGGTCGCCCTGAAACCTCTCGCGAACGCCGTGTTCAAGATGATCAACGACCTCATGCCGATCCTGAGCAAGGCGATGGACGGCCTGATCCCGATCATCGAGCGCATGACGGAGAAACTGGTCCCGATCGTCGAGCAGATCGTCCCGAGCATCATGCCCCTCCTCGAGGAGCTGCTGCCGGAGGTCCTCGACATGGCGGCGGCCATCGCGGAGGAACTGATCCCCCCGATCATTGAGATCATGACCTCGATCCTGCCCGTGCTCGTGCAGCTGATCCAGATGCTCACCCCGATCCTGAAGGTCATCATCACAAACATCATGCCGGTCATCGTCAAGCTGGTCCAAAAGCTCATGCCGGTCCTCCTGCAGATAATCTCCGCGGTCCTACCCGTGATCACGAAGCTGCTCGAGACCCTGCTGCCTATCATCGGCCAGATCATCGACGCGATCCTGCCGGTCGTGATCAGCCTGCTCGAAATGCTGCTGCCTATCATCCAGCAGATCATCGAGAAGGTCCTCCCGATCGTGGTCAAGCTCCTCGAGACCTTCATGCCTATCATCACCGAGCTCTGCGACGCGATCCTCCCGGTCATCGTCGAGCTGCTCGAGGCGCTCATGCCTCTGCTCGAGCCGATCATCGAGATCCTGAGCTTCCTGATCGAGAACGTCCTGAACGTGCTGGCCCCGGTCCTCGAATGGATCGCCAAGACCATCGGCAAGGTCCTCGTCGCCGCGATCCGCGTCCTCGTGAAGGTCATCAAGGGCATCGTGAAGGCCATCCAGAGCGTGATCAACTGGTTCAAGGACTTCGGAAAGAACGCGGAGGAGATCTTCACAAAGGCATGGGAGACCATCAAGGGCGTCTGGTCGGCCGTCTCCGACTGGTTCAAGTCGAACGTGATCGACCCGATCGTGAACTTCTTCAAGAACCTCTGGGACGGCGTGAAGAACGCGGCGAGCACGGCATGGGACACCATCAAGGGCGTCTGGAAGGCCGTGACCAACTGGTTCGACACGAACGTCATCCAGCCCGTCGTCGGCTTCTTCACCGGCCTCTGGGATGGAATAAAGACCGCAGCGTCGACCGCGTGGGAAGCCGTGAAAACGGCATGGAACGCGGCGGCGACGTGGTTCGACACCAACATCATCCAGCCGATCGCGAACTTCTTCTCGGGACTCTGGGAAGGGATCAAGACGGCAGCATCTACCGCGTGGAACGCTATCAAGAACGCATGGAACTCGGCCGGCAGCTGGTTCAGCACCAACGTCACAGAGCCGGTCAAGAACTTCTTCAGCAACTCGTGGGAGAACATCAAGAGCGCGGCCTCTACGGCGTGGACAGGCGTGAAGAACGCATGGAACTCGGCCGGCAGCTGGTTCACCAGCAACATCACGAGCCCGCTCTCGACCAAGTTCTCGACGCTATGGAGCGGGATCAAGTCCACGGCCTCGACGGCGTGGGAAGGCATCAAGAGCTCCGCGAGCACCATCTTCAGCAACGTCTACAACACGATCAGCGAGAAGATGACGAACGCGAAGAACAAGATCAGCGGGATCATCGACAACATCAAGGGCTTCTTCAACTTCCAGTTCAAATGGCCCAGCATCCCGCTCCCTCACTTCTCAATCAGCCCGGCCGGGTGGAAGGTCGGAGACCTCCTGAAGGGATCCATCCCGAGGCTCTCGATCAGCTGGTACGCAGAAGGCGGCATCCTCGACAGTCCGATGCTTTTCGGGATGCTCGGCGGCAACCTCCTCGGCGGAGGCGAAGCCGGTCAGGAGGCGGTCCTGCCTCTCGACACCCTCTGGGAGAAGATGGCCACCGTGTTCCGACAGGTTCTCGCAGAACAGAGCGGCGAAAGCTACACCGCGCAGGCGGGCAAGCTGGTCGAGCTCGACAACTTCTCACTCTCTGAGCTAAGCGAAACGAACGGCGGCGTCACCGTGATCTACGACTTCAGCGGCTTCACATGGAGCCCGACGGTCGAAGGATCCGGCGGCAACGAGGACGACATCATGGCCAAGCTGCGCGAGCACGAGGCCGAGTTCTTCGACTGGCTCGAGGAGTTCATCCGCATGAGGGAGGTGAGCTGTTTTGCCTGATAGGATCACGGGCTACAAGTCCTACATCACACGGGAGGGCG